GTTGGGCCCATTCCAGCTCTGCCAAACATTTACAAGAATTCAGCGTCGAATGTCAAGGCCGGGAAAGAGAAGAGGATGGACGAGAAATTCAGGCCTTTTGAGCCCACCAAAGCGGACGTGAAGAAGATCCGCAGGCTTGTTGGTGAGGCCACGGGCATGCACCCGAAACGCGCTATCTTTTCAGCGAAGCGCATTCAGCGGTGGGCAGAAGAAAAGTTGCATCTTGATCAGCTTGTGTCTGGCAAGTGGTCGGCGGAGCGCACTGCTGCGTCGATTCAGAACATGCTCCAGAAGGCTTATCCGAAGATGACTTTTAAAGTGTCTATCAAGGCTGAATGCATGCCCGAGGGAAAAGCGCCCCGTATATTGATCGCCGACGGAGATGACGGACAGTTGATGGCATTGCTCGTCGTGAAGTGCTTTGAGGATCTGCTCTTCGATTGGATGGAGGACAAGTCCATCAAGCACGCGGGCAAGCGCGACGCCATCTACAGAAACATCAAATCTCTGACCAAGAAAGGCGCACGATTGATAGAAGGCGACGGGAGCGCGTGGGATTCAACCTGCCGGCAAGGGATTCGGGATTTATGCGAGAACCCAATCATGCGCCACATCATGCAGGTGTTGATTCCGTACGGTGTTGTGCCCGAACAATGGCATGCGGAGCACGAAGCGTGCAACACCAAAGCGAAGTTGAAGTTGTTCTTTGACAGCAAGATGGAGAAGATGTCCATCTGGATTGAGGCTATTAGGCGGTCAGGACAACGAGGCACGAGCTGCCTCAATTGGTGGATCAACTTTTGCAATTGGATCTGCTCGATCATGGAGGAACCTTGGTTGTTCTTAGACCCAACCAAACGCAACGGCAAGGACGTGACGGGCAAGATGAGATGGTGGAACGGGGCGTTTGAGGGAGACGACTCTCTCTGCGCGCTCTTTCCACCAATGATAGAGGGGGATGAACTCAGCAACATGTTTCTCGATTGGTGGAAGCGAATGGGGTTTAACATGAAGATAGTGTTCGCTGACAAGCGCGCCGAGTTTTGTGGGTGGCACATCATTTGTGTCCGCGGTGAACCAACTGGTTTTGCCGCCCCTGACCTGGCGCGTGCGATCAAGAACGCTGGAGTGAGCGTGTCTGGCGAGGCCAAGCGGGCCGCGTTGGATGGGGACTTTAAGACATTGCGGGACAACGCTGCGAGCAAGTCGATTTCATATGCTTTCAACTTTGCCGGCTTGTACCCTACTGTGTCCCGTAAGTTCCACCAGTACGCGAGGAACGTGAAGTATTCTGCTGAGATTAAGGACCGTGAGACTTCTATGCAATGTACCGGAGAGGACGGCCACGGATTTACGGAGATCGAACAGCTTATCGAGGGCTTGAATTTGGCGGTGACGCCCACCGAGGAGCTGGAAAGGCTGAAACTCGCAGGTGTTGAGGTTAGCACCGAGGAACTGGATGCCTGGGTGTTGTATTCTTGGGATTTCCAACAACTGGATGACGTTGGAGGTTATCTCGCCAGCCTTCCCGAGGCTTGGCGACCTGCTCCCTAGGTGCCTATGGGGAGCGCCGCTTCGGCGGCCGTGGTTTGCATGTCCACTTAGCTTTATTTTTCAAGGGGCTTCCGGTAAGATAACGACCGGAGGCGAGACGAGGTTAACTCCACCATCCAGCGGCAAGCCTGTCGCCGTCCCCGGAGTTGCTCGCGTACGGTCACGCGCGAGTCAGGTGGCACGCCAACAAAGATTGGCTCACCTGGACCTTGGCCTTATTCTTTTGCCAGCATGATCGTGCATGCTGGTGGAAGCCTGGCGGACCAGTAGGGGACTGGACCTGAGGTGAAGGCCTTTGAAGAACTGCCATTTGATCCGGCAGTGGGTTGGCCAGCCCTTAAATCTTCAAGACACGAGACACCCTCCTTTGGGCGCAGGGCCCTTAGGATGTGACATGGACGCACCAGATACGTTTTCACGTTGGTGGCAGTTCTAGCTTGGTTCACGGAGGAATCAGTCGCTTGTGGGGAACGGATGCCCTATACGAGTAGCTGAGCACCTTTCGCTCGCAAGGGCCGTGAGTTGAGTAGCGGTGTTCGTACTAATGGTTACGTAAACCGAGGCAGCGGCGTATCCGTTGTATAGTTTGCGAAGAGGGGCCTCGCGGCATGTTGGCACTAGGAAGAGCCAAACCGTCATGTCGGCATGTCGACCGCCCCTGTCTATCTGTCCATTGCAGGACTGGTGGTGCTTAAGCGCACCTAATTAGGACTAGCGGCTATGATCATTTATCACACGAACGCAGGAGCGCGACGGCTATGGACAGCAAGGTGGCTGTAGCGGCCGTCACGGTGGTAGCAAGGGATCCTTGAGTTGTCGGTGGTATCATTGCGAAGTTCTTCATCATGCCACGTGGGCGTGTGAGTGAACAAGTGTTGTTGACTGGAATTAAGCAGGGAGCTGGTAAGTCAGTCTCCGTCGCGTTTGGTTCTGGTAAAGGTAAAGGAAATGGGAATGGGAAGAAGAAGGGCAAGCCTGGCAAGAGCACCAAGAAAGCTAGCAGGGGTCCGGGGTCAACGTTGGCGTGCTGGGATGCATTTAGCCCAGCGCATCTCCCGTTGCCTCGGGCTGTTGCGCCGTACACTATCATACGTACGACTGCGATCTGGGATCCTGACAACGACGATCAAAGGCGCTTTTGCCTATTTGGTCCGCACATCAGCACAAGCCACGATGCAGGACAGTGGAACTCATATTACGCGATGAGTGCCAACCAGGCCATGACTGGAGTGACATTGGGGTCAACGAACGGTGCGACGCACTGGGCGTTCGATTCGATGACGTCGCACTCGTGGGACGCAGCTAGCGTTACGCCTGCTTCGTTCTCCATACAAGTGATGAATCCTGAAGCGCTGCAGACTTCACATGGCATGCTTTATATGGGGCGTTGCCACAATAAAGTTCATGTGGCGGAAAGCGATTTGTCACGGACCTGGTACGACATAGCCACTGATCTGGTCTCATATTCCAACCCACGGTTGTGCTCAGCAGGCAAATTGGCATTGCGCGGGGTCCAGGTTGATGCGGTCCCAAACAACATGAGCGAGCTTGCTAAGTTTACTAGCTTGGACCAGCACAAAGATGAAGATTTTACGCTGTCGTCGGGCAATTCTATACACGGTGAAGGCTTCAATCCTATATTCCTATACAATCCAGACGCTGTGAAGGTGCAGGTCCTGGTCTGTTGTGAGTGGCGTGTTCGGTTCGATCCGAGCAACCCTGCTTACGCAGCTTGCAGGTCTCACCGTCCAGCATCCGACGGTCAATGGTGGGAGACCATGAACAAAGCAACCGCCCTCGGCAGCGGTGTCGTTGACATCGCTGA